AATATCTTCTACCACTTCACGCCGTGCCTTTGTAGGTAATTGCATAAATGGTACAAAGGTAGAAGAACCCAGAATAACAACTTGTGTGAAAGAACGATAGTTCAATCCCATAATCTGTTGTTCCAAGTGTTTCTGATAATCACGAGCATTTGCATCCTGATTAATTAATGTGTCATTTACATAGACTTCAAACTTGTTTGGTTTGATTCCACGATGTACACGAATATGTTTAGTACCAACCTCAAACTCTACTTCAACGATAGCACCACCACCGTTAACTGAATTGATAAGTTGGTTCTTAGAGATTTGTCTGAAAGGTTTATTGAATAACCCAAAACACAAGGCGTCAAGAATGGTAGACTTTCCAGCACCATTCTCTCCAATAATTAATGTAGTTGGACTCCTATCCAACTGTATCTCTGTAAACTGATTGCCTGTTGAAAGGAAGTTCTTCCAACGTACTGTCTTAAATATAATCAAAGTTCTAAATCACTCGCTTCTACATATAAAGACTTCATCATACTCGTCAGTCTTTTCTTATCTAATGTTACATCTAACTCATCGATGTAACGCTCCAATAGGGTCATAGTATCTTCTGCATTCTCAATGATTGCATCATCCACATTCTCAGCATCTAGTTCACTGAAGTCTTCTACAATCTTTACTTCATGTGCGCCAGACTCTGATAGAACCTTGTCGATAAATTTATCAAATTGATAAAAGTCTTTTTTATTAACAACCACTATCTTAACAAATTTATCCTTCAATGTCAAGACATTATAGTCAGAATAATTAGTAGTAGTTTCATCATAATACACTTTCTCAAAGATAGTGTATGGATTAATAATTCTGTCTAGTTCTCGTGTATCAGTATCAAAGACATGGAAACCTTTAGGACATCCGTTGTCACTCCATGTCATTTGATAGGTATTACCAAGATAATAAACTTGCCCATCATCTGACTTCTTATGGAAGTGTCCAGAGAATACTGTGTCAAATTTTCTTAGGAATTGTTTGTCATATCCACCTTCTGCAAAATGTCCAGCGTGCATCTCAAAACCATTAATCTCCAAGTGACCCATGCAAACTTGAGCATTGGTCTGTTGGATGTGTTCCATAGTATGTGCATAGTTATCTGGGCATATCCAAGGTAAGAAACAAATAGGTGTACCGTCAAATTCAACAGTAGTTGCTTCTGGATAAACAAACATCTTAGGATATCGTCCCTCTACAAGTTCTGCAAGAGAGTTAACATCATTAGTGTTCTTATAGAATGTGTCGTGATTACCCACCATCATGTGGAGAGTAACACCTTTGTCTACAAATCTTTGAATAAACCTTGTACGGAAATCCTGGGCAATCTTATAGGAAACAAACTTACGTCTGTCCATAACGTCACCCAAGTGAATAACCGTATCAATATTATTTTCTTCAATGTAAGGAAAGAATACCTCTTCCCAGAATTTATAAAAGTAGTCATTGAAAGCAAGGTTATCATTTCTTGCACCAAAGTGTGTATCAGTTATTAGTGCTATCTTCATTTACGTCTTCACCTGTATCATCATAAAATTTTTCAAGTCCTTTGGGTTCTTTCTTAGTTTTCTTCTTTGGTTTATAAACAGCTTCAGCAGGAAGGAAGTTCTTTTGTAGATAATCTACGAACTGTGCCTGTTCCATGTCTTCTCCCATAGCCATAACATCAACACTCATATTTTCAATCACCTTGTGACGAATGTGTTGTTGTTTCTTTTCTTTTTGAATTCTACGAATGAACGCATAATATATGATTTGCGTGAAGTAAGCAAATGGGTTGTTAGATTTCTCTGGATTGAAGTTGCCACAGTATTGTAGACAGTTTTCAATGCCATCAGAAATCATTTCATCCCTGTATGTATAATTAATAAAGTTTGGTCTGTATGATAGGTGGTTTGCGATTTTAAGGAAGCACTCACCTATGTAGTTAGTAACTGGCGGTTGTGGTTCACCAAGTTCCTCTGCGTCCTTACATTTGTCTTTCCACCCCTTCATTGCCTCTAAAAAATCTTTATTATTGACATAGTGTGGTTTTTGTTTTGGTTTCATAATAATTCTTTCCACAGTGTTTGATGGGTATATTCCCAACTATTCATACATAATACTATATCTTGTGCCGGATGTCAATAGTTTATTCTAATTAAATTTATTTCAAAAAACTTCTTGACAATCTCTTGACAACAGGGTATATTTACTATGCTGGGTTAGAGAATGAATAAGAGTATAGATAACTAGTGTAATAACTTAGAAGTGATTCTATAGTCATCCAAGTCATCAAATAAGTCTTCTTCTTCCTCAATCGACCTCAATTGGCGGTCTGTAGGATAAATGGAATCAGATTCATCCTCGGCATTCATCCTATTAATACAATGGTCATAAAACTTAGTTAATCCTAAAGATGCACCTGTTATAACGAGAACTTGTGTTTTGGGTATATCATAAACATTATCCTCTGAGAAGTGTATCCATCTTTGTAGAGATATAGATTCTTCTATTCCTTGTTTAGTTGCTCTAGGAATACAAGATAATTTTAGGGGGTAAGATACAACAAAAGTTTTGGGTTGGTCATCTTCCACAAGTCTGGCAATAATTTCCTCACCACTAGACAGTTTTAGAATCTTTGTAATCTTCTCATCTGTCATTTCATTTTTATCCTTTGTATTTGATAATCGAATTGTTCTTCATTGTATATATTTATTCGTTCTAGAAAATGGTTTATAGTAAAGTTCTTCTTTGATTTGTATGTGAAATCATCTGCTATATCGAAGAGGGTAGCGGTATCCTTACTTTCACTCCTACGCAATCCACGGCCAATCGACTGCAAGGCACGAACTCTGGATTTACTTGGACTTGAGAACACGATGTTATGAAGATTGCGAATATTGATACCAGTACTAAAAGTGCCATAGGAGGCGATGATGATTGCGTCCTTCTCTTGTTCTGTAATTGCACGAATATCTTCTCTTGTTTGTGTGTCTGTTCCACCGTATACGAAAAACACTTTTCTATCAGTTTCCTCACTAATCATTTCGTGAAGAACTTTGCCGTGTTTCTCTACATACTGAAACAAGACTAGTGTATTACTTTTTAGTCTTAATGTCAAGTCACGAATAAACTCGTTACGAGCAGTGTGGGAAACTATATAATCCATTTCATCTTGATAACTCATACCTTTAACTAGTTTACACTCTGTTTCTGGATATGTCAAGACTAAAGCTTTAATATTGAAATCTGATAATGTTTTTTCGTCAATCAACTTCTTAGTAGTTACTACTTTATTTAGTGTACCAAATAACCCCTCTAGTACCAGTCTGTGTGTCTGCATACCGTCCAGCGTTCCTGTAAGTCCAAAGCGGTACTTGCATTGGTGCATTTTAGTTAATATAGATGTAAGTGATTTTGCTTTGAATAAGTGAGCCTCATCGCCAACAACCATTCCAAATTGATTGAAATAACTAGTCGGCATCTTGTATAGTGATTGCCATGTTGATATAACAACATCTTTTGTTACATTCTTGTCATGTCCACTGTATACTTTTTGAATATGTGCTTCCTGCCATCCGTAATCAATAAAGTCTGATGCCATCTGTTCAACCAGTGATGTTGTGGGAACAAGTATGAGTATCTTATCATTTAGTTCGTCTATAAGTCTTAGAGTGTAATACCTTACTAAGATATAGATAATGAGTGACTTGCCCGAAGCAGTAGGAGATAACAGCAAAGCACGATGGTTTCTAATTGCGTGTTCCACGGCATCAACTTGGTAGTCACGAGGTTTAATAGATTTTCCTCTTGCTCGAATATTAAGTTGTCGTATGAATCCGTCCAGAATGGGTCTATCGATTTGTTTCTCATCTTTAAGTTCCTCACTTATTTCATATGGTTCATCGTAGTCTTCCAACCACTTTTCTAAATATGGAAGTAATCCCATATACAATTCTCCGTTTGCTGGAGAATATAATCTTATCTTACCATCCCAAATACGATTGCGATATGCAGGCATAAACCTTGCGCCTGGCACCTCAAACGTAAAGAAGTCTGATAAAGAACGAGCAGTTGAAGGTTCTGCTTCTACCGTTAAGTAGACTTCATTCTTTTTAGTGACCTTAGATTTCACCAGTTTCAAACTTTCTCCAAGCAATTGCGTTTTTGATATTCCACTGTCTGTCGGATATATTCTTTAGATACCTTTCACAAGTATCAACACACATCTCATAGTACTCTACAAGTGCTTGTTGTTTTGCTAAGTCTTCATCTGCATCAAGGTAAATGTGCAAGTCTGCTTTTAGTATTTTGTGGTCAAAGGGATTATCACGATATACTTGAGGGTCTGATTTTCCTGTAAAGTATTCCCACTTCTGAAGTTTTAGACGCTTGAGGTCTTTCCTCTTTGTAATAAGAAGTCCCTTAAAGTGGTTTAGATATGTTAGGTATTTTTGATGAAGTGCAGCGTTTCTGGTTGATTCAGATGCTAGTTCTAAGTCATCTATCTTTAGGTCTTTTTCAGCTTGTTTCTGTATTTCTTCTAGGTTCATTATGTATTCACATCCTAATAATAAAGTCGAGCAGATTGGGTTGTAACTTGCGTTACTAGATTATTCCACTTGGGAACTCAGAAAAAGATTGTTCAAGTCAACCATCTTCTGCTCATAGTTATTTATAATACTTCAAAAGTATACAAGTCGTACTTGAAAGTAACACTTGCAGTTAACTGTTCTGTATCTGTTACCTGTGTATTGTAAGTCAATCCAGATAATGTTGTTGGGAAACAGTTCTTAAAGTTTACTTTTAACGAAGGGTTGTTTTTGTTTGTCAGTATTGTTAGTGTTGCATCACTCATTAGAGTAGATGGATTGGAGAGATTACCACTATTTGGTTTCAACCCAGCATCTTCTACAACTGCTTTTGCGTGTTGTGGATTATCCTGTGGAAAACCAATACCTATCATCCAGTCGTGTATCTCACGATAGTTCTGCAAATTTTCATTCACTAGAAACGTGATTTCCAAATCTGCAAATTCCATAGTGTCACCCATGAATGCGATAGACTTCAATGGAGTGTTCATCTCAGCATCACCTGTAAATGAAATCGATGGTATGTTTGCACCTGTAGTGAAGTACTCTACATTGGGTATCTTTAATAGACTAAACTTAAACTGACTTGGACTTGCAAAATCTAAGTTAGTTGGTTGTCTTGCGAGTGGATTTATTGCTACCATAGTATTCTTCCTTTATACTATTTATAACGAAAAAAAGGGACACCGAAGTGTCCCTTTCTAAATTCAATGAGAATTTATTACTACATGATGTTAGTAACTTGTACTCTTCTGTAGTATACGTTGTCGTTAGCAGTAAGAGCACCACTTCTGACAGTTGCACCACCAGCAAATGGGTTTGCAGTAAGACCATAACGAGTCTTGAAACCGATTTTAGGTTGGAATGTGTTCTCACCAACTGCACGAACCATTTGTAATGGAACGTATGGGCAGTAGAAAAGACCAGCATCGTATGGTGATGTACCCTTATATCCAACAGTGTAATACTGTTTTGCAGCTTGGTTTGCTGAATATGGGTCAATGTACACCTTGAAGCGTCCGTTAAGAACACCAGCAAAAGTATTACCAGCATCGTCAACATTCAAGTTGTTGTTAAGAGCAGGAGTGTAATCAAGTACACCTGCCATTTGAAGTGCAGAAGCAACATCAGATGAACAGATAATTACGTTACCTTTTC